ACACCGTGTTCTTGACGGTGTTCTTGCTACTCGTCTATCTAAGTCTGGTCGCAAACAACAGCACTACATTCTCTCTGATGAGCGTGATCAAGTGCTTTATTCCGCTACTCATGTTAATCATCCTTCTGCTGTGTGGTGTCGAGTAAACGCAGAAAACTATGAGTGGTTACATTCATTGTTGGTTGCCGTGTGTGCAGAATATACCTACCGTTATGGTAAAATCCACAAGTGCCAAGAAACTGGTTTGGTTGATGCCTTGCAAAAAATACCAAATAATATATCAGTAGGTAAGTTTACACAACCTACACCCGCCATGCCTGACGATGCCAAAGTAAAAAATGATTCCATTCAATCATATCGTAACTATTATGTAAAAAATAAAAGTCACTTATGGTCATGGAAAGGTAAGATAAATAGTAGAACAGAACCTAACTGGTTTATTAAAATGGTTGAACCTCTATCTTATGGATACTCTTAATGCCAACATATGATTTCTTAAATAAAGAAACAAGTGAAGTTGAAGAACACCGTATGTCTTATACTGTGTTAGAACAATTCAAACTCGATAATCCCCACCTAGAAATATACATTTCTGCACAGAATTTACCTATCATGTCTGATGGTATGCGTATGTCTGTTCCCGGTATTGGTAAACCTGATTCAACTTTTGAGAAGTATGTCATTGGTCGAATGAAAGAACAGGTTGGCCAGAATACAATCAAAGATGGTCACAAAACCAAAGCACCAAGAGAATGGTAGTTAATAACCTTCCCGTTTTACTAATCTACAAAGGAGTTAAACTTGAACAGAAAGTTGCCCCCGTAGTAAAGACTCAAAAGCTATCCAATGATAATAATAATAGGAAAACTAATGAGCAAAAAAAGAATAATGTCAAAACAACAGCGGCTGTATTACGAATATCAAAACAAGGAAAAAGTTAAAGAGGAACTTGTTGAATATATAAAGCAGAAGCACTCGTTAGAAAAGAATAGATCCGAGAACGGATTAGTAAAAAATATATTATATTGAGGATGATGAATGAAGCAAAATGTAAATTTTGATAATTTTGTAGGTGTATTTGATGGGTTTTTTACTCATGAATATTGCCAAGAAATGATTGATTATTTTGAGAAACTTGATACCATGGGTAAAACATGGCAAAGAGATTACACAGTCGAAACTGTTAAGTCTGATACATCCACTTCTATACTTGGTCCTGATAGTATATCATTCTCCAAAGATAATCTAGGAGAACATTTCGATACATTTACTAATACATTTTGGCAAGAATGTTATCCAATTTACGCTAAAGAATATTCCGTATTGAAGAATATGCCACAGCAAATGATTTATACAATCAAAGTTCAAAGAACAAAACCAACCGAAGGTTATCATATCTGGCATTGTGAGAATGGTTCAAGAGATATGAACGCCAGAGTTGGTGTATTCTTAATGTATCTCAATAACATCCGTGAGGGTGGCGAAACAGAATTCTTATATTCAGGACAAAGGATTAAACCGGAAGAAGGTCGTCTACTCATCTGGCCTGCTGGTTATACACATACACATCGTGGCAACCCACCACTAGGTGGACAAACCAAGTATATCATTACTGGTTGGATTGAGTTTGTAAATTAATATGTTTAAATATTGTCCACCAAAACAACTTCCCGATTTAGTATCTCAAACTTCACCTGATGGTAGAAGATTCTATACTTTACCTAATGGTGTAAAACTTCCATCTGTTACAACAGTCCTTGGCGCCCAAAAGAAACAGGCCATTATGGAATGGCGTAAGAGAGTTGGTGATGCAGAGGCCAATCGAATCTCTAAGATTGCAACAGGTAGAGGAACCAACGTTCATACATTATGTGAAAGATATCTAAACAACGATTCATTAGGTGATATTATGCCTGATGCGAAAGAAATGTTTTTTTCTTTAAAGCCATTATTAAATCGTATCAACAATATACATTATCAAGAACAGGCACTATGGTCTGAACAATTAGGTATGGCTGGTCGTGTAGATTGTATTGCAGAATTTGATGGTGAGTTATCAGTAATTGATTTTAAAACATCCAAACGACCAAAGACAGCGGCACAAATTAAAGATTATTATTGGCAAACTTCTGCATATGCATTAATGTATGAAGATATGATTGGAACTCCTATAAATAACACAGTTATTATCATGGCAGTAGAAGATAGTGAACCATTATTATTTAAACAAAAAACTGCTGACCACATTGATGGTTTAGTTGAGGCAATCATATATTACAGGAAAAACGCCAAATGAAAAAGCAACTTATAGGTATTATTTTATCACTCATTTTAATACCTATAGGTACTAGTTATGCATGGCAACAAAGGCCTAATCAAGCACAGGCACAATGTATCGTTCATGCACCTTTTGGTTTTCCATCAACAAACCCACCAATGTATCCTATTTGTCGTGAAGGTTATTTTGTTGGTTATGATTCTGCAGCCAAACTACCAAAATATGTAACATATACCATGACACCACAATCTGCATTAGGTTGTTTCCCTAGAACCAATGCATTTGTGAAAGATGAAACTACACCTAATGGACCAAGACCTGATGATTACGCAGGTACAGGTTTTGATAAAGGTCATATGTCGCCTGATGGTGACCAATCTTGGAGTCAGCAAGTTGAATATGAATCTTTTTTAATGACAAACATGGCACCTCAAGCTGGAAGCCTAAATCGTGGAATCTGGAAGTTATTAGAAACGAATGTACGGGGTTGGACTGTCCTCCGCAATCAGGTTTATATCGTTTACGTTGGCGGTATATATGGCGTTACTAATAAAAAGATTGGTAATGGTGTTACAGTACCACATGGTTATTACAAGATTGTTATCAATCACTCCACCAATGAGGTGGCAGGTTGGGCATTTCCTCATACAGAACCTTATCCAAACCTAGGCAACGACCTAACCAAGTTCCGTATGGGTATTGCTAACATTGAAGGTACTGCTGGAGTTAAATTCTCATTCCCATCCAACGCAAAAGAATTACCGGTTGGTGCCGAGTGGCCAATGGACTACGCAGCTTTAACTAATGCAAAGCGTGCCAAATGTGGTAGTAATGTGGCCGCTGATTGACATTTGAATAAATTTATGTTATAATAGTTTCCTATTTCGTTAAAATAGGTGGTGGGTCGGACTTAATTTTGGATAAATAATACTACTAGACAAAACACACAATCGTTTAGTAACACACAAACACACACAGGAGTAACAATATGAGTATGACACCGTATGAAATTCGGTTAGAATTATTAAAGATGGCACAAGGCCTAGTTTCTGATGAGTATTCTTATTTAAGAAGTGCTAAATTAGAACAATGGCAAACACAGGTTGAGGCAGCAAAAATTGCTGGCCGTGAATCACCTGATATCCCCGAGCTGCCAGCATTCCCCACAGAAGCAGATATAGTTAAGAAAGCAGAATCACTTAATCTATTCGTTTCGCAAACCCCTCCACAACCTGAAGTAAAAATTACAAAGAAAACGAATTCGTAATTGGAGAAATCTGGCCGCCTAATTCTCGGCAGCCAGAACATCAAAAAGGAAGAAAGATGTTTAACACAAAGAAATATAACACACTCACAATAGTATTAACTGCTTTAACTGTAATCTATACAGCCCCAACTCTATCATCGGAGTTTATTAATACAACAACAGCAAAACAAGTAAGTGCAGATTATAACAGACAAGTAGACTGCCTTGCAAAAAATATTTACTATGAGGCCGGTTCCGAGAAATATGAAGGTAAATTGGCAGTAGCACAAGTTACATTAAACCGTGTAAACTCTGGTAAATTTCCATCCGACATTTGTTCAGTTGTTTATCAAAAAACTACTGATCAAAATTTAAGAACGATTTGCCAATTCTCATGGACCTGTATGGTAAAAGAATTGGTAGTGAAAGATAAGTATTCTTGGGAAGAGTCCCAATTAATTGCCAAGAGAGCCTTGACAGAACCCTATGTTCATGATACAATAGCGCAATCAAATGCATTATATTTCCATGCAGTTTATATTAAACCTAATTGGGAAAAGACCAAGGTTGTTAAACAAATAGGAAACCATATATTTTACAGTAAGATTTAATATGCCAACCCGTGATGAGATTAAGAAATTTAGTATGTTGATTGAACAATTGGCGGCAGATAAAAGAATCGGTTTAATGGATTCTATCTGCCATCATTGTAAGGAGTCTGGCCTAGAGGTAGAAGTAGCCGCAACATTAATATCTTCTGCATTAAAGGCAAAGATTAAAGAAGAAGCACAAAGTTTAAATTTAATTAAGAAAAGTTCTAAACTGCCGATATGACCGAGAACACAGGCTTCGCAGCCTTTGCTCTTTATAATGCATTGAAGCTGCACTTTACATCAAACTCTTACGATTACTTCAAGTATAACGGTAAGACGAATGTATCACAAGATGCCTTTCTGAAAAGGAAAGACAAGTATACTTTCTATAAACTATCTCGTAAATACCAATTAGAAGAATTAAGAAATTTCTATGTTGCCAACTTTTTGGATGGTGATAAGTGGGTGGGTGATATGAACACGGTTGATGGTGAAGAGGTATTCAAAAAGTGGCAAAAGACACAACAAAGCTTGACTTATACCTTTGAGAATGATATAATCTACCTGTTCAACAAATATAAACCAAAAGAAATGTTTCAGTTATCTGGTAATTATCCAAATTTATTGAAAGAATTGATGGAAGATAATATACACCTTGAAACGGTTGTTTACATGAATATGATTATGGGTTTCTTGCCAGCATGGAAGAAAGAGATAACTGATGATATTATCTGGCCAAATTGGGAGTTAAGATTACGAAAGTATCAGCCTTTTATATTTGACCAAGAAAAGATTCAGAAGTTTGAAGATATATTGAAAGAAAAAATTAAAGAATATGCCTGATATAAAAATTACCAAAATTTACCTAGACATGGACGGTGTGATTGCCGACTTTGACAAAAGATACAAAGCTCGGTATAAAATATTACCAAGAGAGGCAGAAAGCAATAAAGAGTTTGATAAGTTCTTCACACAGTTTATTGCCGATGGAGAATTTGCAGATTTGGATTTAATGCCTGACGCCATGGAACTAATTAACTTATTAAGAAGTTTAGATGTTCCAACCGAGATTCTATCGTCAAGCGCCTCCGATAAAAGAGATCCTGATATTAGACCACAGAAGTTGGAGTGGTTGAAAAAACACAACATTGAGTTTCCTCCTATAATTGTACCAGGTAAAAGACACAAGAAGGATTACTCAAACGAAAATACACTATTGATTGATGATACTCAGGTAAATATCGACCAATGGCGTAGAGAAGGTGGTATTGGTATACATCACCAAGATGCCAATTCCACCATCGGTATTTTGAAGATGTACGTTTGACAAAGCATAAATATTATGATATACTAGCAGTTGATTATGAGAAGTACCTTGAAAGTAGTTCATATTCCGTTAATACTCCGTTTATACGAAAGGCAACACAATGAGTTCATTTGCAAATCTAAAACGCCAATCTGGCAATCTCGACAAACTATCCAAAGCAATCGAAGCACTAAACACATCTTCTGAAGGTGGTGCAGAAAAGTCTGACAATTTCTGGCGTCCAGAAGTTGATAAGGCAGGTAATGGCATGGCCACTATCCGTTT